AATACTGCGTGAATTGAGGTTCAATTGAACCGTCCATTCCTTGTGATCCTTTTCCAAAATCAGCACCATAAACATATAGATTAATAGCATCAGCACCTGTAGGTAAAGCGTTAGTAGCAGTACCATAAAACTTAACTGTTAAGGTATCGTCAGCTAATACTGTAGTAGTTACAGCTTGAACTAAACCTTTTTGAACAATAAGTCCAGTAGCGTTATCAGCCATCAAAATAGTTTGTCCAACTCTAACAGCACCGCTTGTTGACTGCGCCACTGCAAGGTTTAAAACTACTGTAATATCTGAATTTGGAGTTGGAGCAGCTGTTACTGTTGCAGCTCTATATGCAATATGCAATCTGTTTTGTTCTGACCAAACAACTTGATCAGATGTCATTGGCATTTCAGCGCCAACCATTCTTAAGAAACCACCAATAGTACGATTTCCATATCTTTCTACCTCAGCTTCATAAAGTTCAGGTAAATACTGCTGAGCAAAGTTTCCGCCAGTTGCACCAGTAAAATCGATGTAATTAGTGCTTAAGGCCATTCTTTGTTGAGCAGGGACTAGGGATGCGGGAAAACTCCCGCCAGTTACAAAACTCATAATTTTTATTTTTTGTTTTTGTTTTTATATTTTACTTTCAATCGAGAACTATCAACTCCGTTAACTGCTTTAACTTTTAATCCTCCAATAAAAATCTCCCCCGTCTCTTGCGGTCTAGGATCTTGATTTATATTTTTAGATTTACTAATTATATTTTTAGTAGCATCGGCTTTACCTTGCTCATAAAAATGTTCAGCAATAGAATCAATATTATTAGCTGCATACATAGCTTTGTGATAACTTTGATAATCTTCAACGGCACCATCTTTATTTAAGAACTTCTTTAAAAAAGTACCCATGTTAGATTGTTGTTCAGCTATCGAATTTGGATTAGAAACATTATAACTAAAATTCTTATCTCCGATATTAAATTTGAAACCTTCAAATTTGTCGTTAAAATAATTATTAGTGTTATTTTTAAACGTTTCATGATGCTTTTCAGCAGCTTGTTTTTCTTGATTGTATTTATTGTAAAAATCTAAAGCCTTTTGTTGCTCTTGAGTAGTGCCGGGCCTCAACTTGATTTCGGCATAATATTTACTCTTTGTTTCCTCTAAAAAGGTTTTAGCTTTTGCAATTTCTTCTTTAATAGCAAGTTGTTTTCTTTTAACATCTCGCTCTTCGTCCACATCTTCATCATAAGAAAATCTATCTTGCATATGAAAATCAATTTCGTCATGAGACAAATGTGGTTTAGTTTTTTTGTAATATTCTCTTAGTAAAGCATCAGGATCTACTTGACTGTAATCAGCGTTCAATCGAACATAATCTTCTAATGTTCCGCCTGTGTCTTTCATAAAACCTATTACTTTTTCAATATTTTCAGGAATTTCTATAGTGGGTTTAGTATTAGTAACTACCTTCGGAGGAGTATCTTTTTTAACTTCTTCAGTTATTGTTACTTCCTCTTTTTTAATCTCCTTACTTTCCTCTGTATTGGAGTCGACCCGTAATCCTCCGTCCACTTTCGTGCTATCTCCGGATGATTCGCCCATAGATATCTCCTCTGTTTTTCGCTCTGGAATGGCATCTGTCTTTGGTTTACTTAAATCTACTTTAAATATCGCATCATCTTCTCTTTTTTCTTTAAATGATGGTTTTTTTACTTTTAACGGTTGTGCTTCTTTTTCTTGTTCTGTTGACATAATATAATATAATAAAAAAAATTAATGTTACTCTAGGCCAGTAGGAATACTAGGTGGTCCTGATACTCCTTCTGATCCATCTTCAAAATCAATAGGCGGTGTCTTCAACATTTGTTGATTCATCATTTGACTTTGTTGAGTTGCTTCTAGTTTTGCTCTTTTATCTTTTCTATCTTCAATAAACCTTTCTTTTTCTTCTACTTGGCTTATATCCATAGATTTTAATTGTCTGTCATATTCAAACTGTGCTCCCATAAGCTGCTTATCTATTTCACCTTTAGTTTGCATTTCTTGAATACGTAATTGAGATTTTCCTTGTTCTATCTGTAAAGTACTTTGTGCAAGAGCTTGATTCTTTTGTACTTCAGCCATAGCTGCTTTTTCAGCAGTTTCAGCATTAGCTTGTGCTTGTGCTTGAATATTTTGTTGAGCTATTTGTTGCTCTCTTTCTTGCTTCTTTCACCTCCGTTGTTTCAACATTTGATTAGCTAACTTGATATTATTTATTTCTCTTAAATCTATAGCGTCTTCTAAATCTATTTGTTGTTGTTGTAGCGCAATTTGAATGTTTTGTTCTAGATTAGCTTTTTCTTCTTCATCTGGTTCAAGTTGTAAGTAAATGCCAAAGTCATGGATATTAACCTTTTTTAACTCTTCTAAAGTAGCTGTATTATATCTATTTAAACTATCTTCTAAAGCTTCTTTGGTTAAGGGAAAGTTTAAAGAATCTGCAGCTCTTAAAGTAACATTTTCACATATTCGTGAAGTTAAATAAAGCATTGCTTGTACCAAATGTCTTGTTGCTGTGTTTGAATTAGCAGCAGCTAATTTTTGTAAACCTACTAACGCATTTTTATCTGGCGTACTACCATCTCTAGCTTCATTTAAACCGGTAACATCTCTTATCATTTGCAAGTAATATTGATAAGTTGATATTAAAGCTTGAATTTTAGCCATTCCATTAGAACTAGCTAATTCCTGTATAGGAATTTTACCATGATTATATTCCCCATCTTGGGTCATAGATCTACCAACTACACTACCAGTTTGGAAATACATATTTAAAGCCTCAGCAGGATTGTAATTAGTTCCATTTCCTAAATCTACTTCTGCTAAACCATCCATATCTAAATATACTCCATCAGGTACCATTCTGGATAGTACTTGTTGCAATTTTAGATGCGTTAGTTGAATCATATCAGCAAATCCAGTTATTCTATTAACTAACGAATTTATTCTTCCCTTATACATCCTAGGAGCACAAATAACATAATTCATTCTTACTATAGTGTTATCAGAAACAGGACGTGTCATGTTTTCAGCCATTTTCCATTCTAACATTAAAGGATGTCCTAGTATTTTAGCACCACTATATAATACTTCTATTGATCTACTTACTCTTTCAAAATTATCATTTTCAGGTGGATTAAAAGTATCAGGTTTTTCTAAAGCTTTTTTTAGACCAGTGTTAGTTTCTTTTATTTTAAACACTTGATCAACATAAGTTTTGTATTCGAAGTACAATACTTGAACAGTTTGTCCATCGTAAAACCCATTCCAATTCCTTAAGTATTCGGTGTTACCTCTATACTTTTGGATTGTTTCCATTTCATCGTCCGTTAGGTATGGAAACTGCATTTTTAAATCTTGTAAAGAAACATTTTTAACTTCTCCAACGTAATATATATCTTCAAAATTAGGATCTTCTGTGTAAGAATAAACCATATTAGCTGGATCTACGTAATCTACAACTATCCCTTCTGATTTATTCCAAGTGGTTTTTACAGCTCCAATACCACATGTAACAAGATCTTGGCAAAACCTTCTTCTAGTTAATTCAAATTTATTTTTCTCTAGTACGTTACTTATTAGTTCTTCTTCCGCTATTTCAATAGATTGTTTATAGTCTAATTGTAAGTGTAACGCTAGTTCTTCTTCACTTTCTAAACCTAGCGACTTTTGAGGATTTGATCTAATATCTATTCCAATAGCTTCATTAACTTGCTGTGTTAATTCTCTTTCTCTAACATCTGTTAAAAGCTTTTTTGCGTACTCAGTTCTTTTTTCTGTTGACTCTGGATCACAAGCGAAAGCTCTAATATCATAAACTCGTTGGGACATACCGTTTACAACTATATCTACAAATTTAGATATTACTGGTACAGGTTTCCAATCTAAGTTTAAATAAGATAAATCTCCATTTATAGATAATTCATCTTTATATTTTTGTATAGGTTGTTCTCCTCTAGCGTATAATCTTAATGTATGATAAGTGTTAAAGTTTACAGCATAACCACCATTTGCATATGCAGCACCCATACCTCCTCGATAATTTCTGAACCATTGACCTTCAATAGCTCGCGCAACTTGTAATCCATATTCTAAAGAGTTTTTCTCAGCTACAGGTACCACCTGGCTAGGGAAAGAACTATAATCCGTTGTATCAATCTGCATTTATTGTATTATTTTTGATGTTAATCCTTTATTATCATATCTTTTAATTCCTATATTCACAGGAGCATTAACTCTCAATGCTACAGGTCTATATTTAAGTTTGTTACAAGCCATGATAGCTAAACCTGAACTAATTGAAGCATCAAATTTAGTTCTATTGTTTATATCAAATTTAGCCCAATCTTCTAAAGTTCTTTGAAAATACATATTTCCATAACTACCGTCAGAGTTTTGACCAACTTCGTCATTAATGTATGTTTCTATAGCAGCAGCATGAGCTTGTTTAATATCTTCACTAGAGTTAGGTATACCACCTATTTCTTTTTCTGTTAAAGATAACTTATTCCACACTTTATCAGGTCTATTCATACTAAACCCTCTATACCCTCTTCTTTTTAAATAATATAATAATCTAGGTTTGTTGTTTTCTGCAAGCAATGGCATTCCATAAAATACTAAAGCCATTAACACATCTTCAAAAAATATTTCTGCCGTAGGCGGTCTTTCTATATATTCTAAAAAAAAGTGATTAGGAGGAACATCCTCCATACTAAATTTACTTAAACCAGATAAAGATCCTTTCGAACCTTTACCATCTACAGTTCCACTAATGTCATAACTGTCACAACCAAAAGCTCCTATGTGCTCGTTTCCTGGATATTTTCTACCGTTTTTTAAAATTACATTATTCTGAATACCTCTATTAGGAACCCAAGTGATATAAAATCTTCCATTTGAGCTTGGATAAAAACTTACACTAGTATCTTTTATTCCACCAGCCCATTGAAAATTTCCTCTAGTTACGGAAGATACATTGTGTATTTCTTCATTGTAATCGATTTGTTCATAAATCTTTACTAAGTTAAAAAGAGACTGCTGTGTTTCATCTCTAAAAGCATGTTTTTCCGTACGAGGAAACTGCCGGTAATATTCATTTAAACCATCTTGATCATTCTTTAATCCTTCAACTTCATTTTCCCAATGCTCGATTACACCTATATCAATATAATTTCCATCTATTCCTAATACTGGTTCATCTGGAGTATCAAATACTGGATATCCATATCTATCAATAAACCCTTCAAAATTCCACTCCATAGGTATAAATAAAGAATATAAACCTTCTTTAGTCTGACCGTTTCTATTACGTTCTAAACAATTAGATCCATAATAAATATCTTTAAAATTCTGACCTCCTTTATCCAAAGCATTAGAAGTAGAACCCATCATACATTTACCAATAATTCTACTACCTAATCTCAAACAAGTTTTTGTTACCTTCCAATTGTTTTTAATGTTATCAGGTCTTTCCCACTTGCCGCTTTCATCGTGTCCTAATATTTTTAATTTTTCACCATCATAGCTGTTATCTCCTGTATTTTTCCAATCTATAGTAGTATCTAGTCCTTCTAATTCTCTAAGATCTTCATTGATCTCCAATTTTCTACGTGTAAGTTTAGATGCCGGAACTCTATATGCCAATTCGGTTTTAGGGCGATCCATACCATCTTGGATTGGTTTGAAGAAAAACGGATAGTTAACCGAGATTGGTACAACTTTATCTGTGAACATTTTTTTAGCATCT